ATGGTCGCTGAGGCAACTGCCGAATGGGCCAAGGGCGTTGCCTTAGGTCTCGACCGTGCGGGCCGCGTGGCGATGGCGTGGGCGTCCCTAAAGTCGCTGGATGGTGACGATGCCGTGGCGACCGCTGAGAGCGTCCTAGGCGGCGCAGGATCGCCCCTGCCCCCGTTTCTTTCGCCAATGAACGATGCCCGCTGGTGGGCCAGTCTGGCGAACCGTGCGGAGCTGAAAGCCTACACGCTGGCCGCATTCCAAGCGATGCGCCCCGTCGATCAAGCCGCCTTCCTAGACCACGTGCAAGGGAGGGCCGCAGCATGATGGCCCCCCGCACAGTCGAAGAACTGATCTACCACATGCCGACCGTTGAACAGCGGGCGACGAATGACTGGGCGAAGGGCTTTGCAGCTTCAGTCCGGCGTCAGTCCCGCCGTCGCAACTGGCGACCGTCACCCAAGCAAGTGAGCATGATGCGCCGCCTTGTCAGCGAGATGTTCACCGACACCGAACAGGAGGGCGAGATCATTCTGATCGAGTGATCCCACGCATACCGGGGCGGCTGTGAATGCCGCCCTGACCACAGGTTTATGCGCGGCTTCACCCGGTCCTCTCGCAAAGCGATGGATACAAAAGAGCTGCGCCACGGTTTGCCGCCTTCCCGTGCCAAAGGCGGAGATGCTCCGGGGATCTCACCCGGCCCGGTCGGGAACCGGCTCCTACTAGGCCCGACCAGATACGCGACTACTACAACCCACCGGCTGGTGAAGGCGCGAACAGGCGCTGTGACAGACCGGGGACGCAGAATGGATCAACGGCGCAGTCACGATGACGGCCACCAGGATGCGGGCAGGTGTGAAGCCTGCGGGGAAGCGGCTGGCCACCGACAAAAGGCATCGCGTGGATACGGAGCAGGAAGCGTAGGGCCTTCCCCTGTTTATCGGGGGGAAGGAGCGGGTGCAGGTAGTGCGACGAACGAAGGAAGGACAGCACAGTTGACCTATTCGATGGTGCCAATCCCCGGCTTCTGGGAGGGGGGTGCAAGCGCGGGGCGGGGTGTATCTTTCTCTCTCCCGAAAAAATCCGGGGGAATGGCCTGATGGCGCGCGCATCGAAAGAGGCGCTGGCGGCTCTGCGGTTCCTGCCGACGCTGGTTGTGCCAGAGGGTCGGACGGCTGGGAAGCCTCTGAAACTGGCCCGGTATCAAAAGGACTTCGTACGGGGCGCGTTTGCCAAGGGCGTTGCGGCGGGCTGTCTGTCCATCGGACGGGGCAACGCCAAGACCGCGCTATCGGCTGGCATCGCTCTAGGCCATCTGGTCGGCGAGATCGCACCGCAGCCCAAGCGCGAGATCATCTTCGCGGCGCGGAACCGGGACCAAGCCAAGATCGCGTTTGGCTTCCTGTTGGGTTTCATCGAAGGACTGCCCGAGGAACAGCAAGCGCAATTCACGATCCGGCGCGGCTCTAAGCTGGAAGTCGAGACGGCAGAGAACGGCGGCGGCTTGGCGCGTGTCATCGCAGCCGATGGTAAGTCGATCCTTGGCGGTGCGCCGACGCTGGCGATCTTGGACGAACGGGCCGCGTGGGAACGGGAAAAGGGCGACAACCTAGAGAACGCCATCCTGTCCGGTCTGGGCAAGCGTGACGGGCGGGCGCTGATCATCTCGACCAGTGCGCCCGACGACGCGAACACCTTTAGCCGCTGGTTGGATGAACCGCCCCCCGGCACGTTTGTGCAGGAACACCGGCCCGATCCGGGCTTGCCGCCTGACGATTTAGAAAGCCTGCTGATCGCCAACCCCGGCGCGAAAGAGGGTATCGGGTCAACACCCGAATGGCTGGTCGCACAAGCGCGGCGGGCCATAGCGCGGGGCGGTTCTGCGCTTTCCAGTTTTAGGAATCTAAACAGAAACGAGAGGGTCGCATCCGATAACCGTTCGGTGCTGATCACGATTGACGAATGGATGGCGGCGGAAGTCTCACCCAATGAATTGCCGGATCGCGCTGGCCCTGTCGTGCTGGGCGTCGATCTGGGCGGTTCGCGTTCCATGTCAGCGGCGGCACTGTTCTGGCCCGAGACGGGGCGGCTTGAATGCGTGGGGGCGTTCCCGACGAAACCAAACTTGGCAGACCGTGGCGCGGCTGACGGCGTGTCTAGCCGGTATGTCGAGATGGCCGACCGTCGCGAGCTGGTCACGATGGGCGAGACGACCGTTCCCGTTGATCGCTTCCTAGCTGACGTTGTGAACCTGTTGGACGGGCAGGCCCCGGCGGCTGTCGTGGGCGACCGCTTCCGCCATGCCGAGTTTATCGAAGCCTTGCGCGGCGCAGGGTTGGACCGCGTGCCGTGCGTATGGCGCGGGATGGGCTGGAAGGACGGCTCCGAAGACGTTGAAAGGTTCCGGCGGGCGCTGTTTGAACAAAAGATCCGCACCTTGCCGTCGCTTTTGCTGCGGTCTGCCTTCACGGACGCCATCACGCAGGTTGACCCGGCGGGCAATCACAAGCTGACGAAATCTCGCTCGACCGGGCGGATCGACGCGGCGGCGGCAACCGTGATCGCGGTGGCGCAAGGCATCCGCATGACCAGCGCGCCCAAAGCATCGGGGGGCCGGTTCGCATGGGGCTGATCAAGGAATATCAGCGGCATTCCGCAAAGATCACCCGCACCCGGCGTTGGAAGGCGCTGCGCATCCATGCGCTCGACCGCGATGAATGGCAGTGCGTCCAGTGCGGCACCCATCGCCGCCTAGAGGTCGATCATATCGAGCCGGTGCGAACGCGGCCTGATTTGGCTTGGACGCTTTCCAATCTGCAAACGCTCTGCGGTCGGTGTCACGCCCGCAAGACCCGTATCGAGATCGGTCTAGGCCGACCCGACCCCGCCCGCGAGGCGTGGAAATCCCTGCTGCGCGACATGCAGCGCAATCCCAACAAACACGAGGTGTAGACCATGTTGGACTCTGTGAAGATCACCCGGCGTCAGTCGGAAATCCGTCAAAAATTGGCGGGGATGGCGGGCAAGGAAGCTCCCTCCGAAGACGAAATCCGCGAGATGGATGCGCTCGACCTAGAGTATCGGTCGAACGAAACCCGCTACCGCGCGGCGCTGGTGGCCGAAGACGAAGAACGCCGCGAAGCTGGTGCCGAACTCGAAACCCGGTCGGATCGCGAATGGTCGGACATGATGGCCGGGTTCGAACTTCGTCAGGTTGTCCTTTCTTTGGACGAAGGCCGCCCGATGGATGGACAGACTGCCGAAATCGTTGACGAACTTCGCCAACAACGCGGGGAAGGTCGCGGTGCTGGCATCCCAGTACCCTGGGCCGCTTTGGAAGTGCGCGCTGGCGAAACCATTGCCGCCGGATCGCCTGACCCGATCCAGACCCGTCCCATCATCGACCGCCTGTTCCCGAACTCTGTCGCGGCGCAGATGGGCGCGCAGATGATCACTATCGACAGCGGCGAAGTCGAATGGCCGGTGGTGACGCAAGGCGCAACCGTCGCGTGGCAGACGAGCGAAACCGGCAACGTGGGCGCACCGCAGGCGTTCCAGACCGTCGATAAGGCTCTAGCCCCCGATCATACGCTGGGCGTTCAGATGCGGCTGACCCGCAAGAGCCTAAAGCAATCCGGAGCGGCTCTGGAAGATGCGGTGCGGCGCGACATGAACAGCGCCATCGGTATCGAGATGGATCGCGTGGTGTTCCTTGGCAGCGGTGCGGATGGTGAGCCTCTGGGCGTCATTCCCGGCGCTTCGACCTACGGCATCACCGAAACCGCTGTGGATGCGGCGGCGTCCTACGCGGCGTTCCGGGCGGCGGCGGTGCGTTTCATGTTGGCGAACACGGCGACCGGGACGGGTGCGGTGAACTTGATGCTGCGTCCCGAAATCTTCGATAGCATGGACGAACTGATCACCGGCCTGTCGATCTCCGAATGGGATCGCCTTATGGCGAAGATGGGGCGCACGGTGCTGACGACCAACGGCCTCGCTGCACCAGCTGGATCACCAGCGGAAAGCGTAGCGCTGATGACCACGAATGCCGGGGGCGTCCCGCCTATCTTCGTCGGACGATATGGCTCTGTGGACCTTATCCGAGATCCGTTCACCGATGCGCAGTCGGGTGGCCTTCGCATCACGGCGCTGGCGACGATGGACGTAACGGTGGCGCGCGGAACGCAGCTCGAAATCCTGACGGGCCTGCAATAATGCTGCACGGGTTCGATCAGGGCAGTCTTGAACTGCGCAGAAGCGGAGACGGGGCAACCCGTCTCTCTGGTCGATTCCCCTACAATAAGCCCGCTGTCCTGACGGATGGCGGGCGTAGGGGGCGACCCCGTAAAGAGGTGATCGCGCCCCGTGCGTTCGCCTACCGCGTGGACCGGCCCGAGGAAGATATTCACTTCCTTGTCGGGCATTCCTACGACCGCCCGCTGGCAAGCCGTGGTGCCGGGACGCTGGACATTCAGGACACCGACGACGCCCTGACGTTCGAGGCGCGCATAACGCCCGAGATGACCGGCGTGAGCTACGTGCGGGACTTCCTAGCGGCGATGGGTGCGGGCCTGATCCTTGGCATATCCCCCGGCTTCCGCATCCCGCCCGAACGGGCTGTGAAGGACGCGGAAAGCGTGGCCGAGGAAGACCCCGCCGAAGGCATGGCGCTGATCCGCACGGTTCACCAAGCCCTTCTATACGAACTGTCAGTCGTGACGCGTCCAGCCTACCCGGAAGCGCAGGTGGAAGCCCGCAACTGGCAAGCGGTGGAACCGGCGGTCCTGCCGATCAAGCGGAGGGCCTACGCATGGCGGTGACACTTCGACAGATCGAAGCCGACACGACCTATCCGGCGATCACCACGGCGGGGGATATTGAAGATGCGATCTGGCAGCGGATCGAGTCCTATATCGCGCATCGCTTCACCGAACGCAGCGTGACGTGGCTGATCGAGGGCGCAGGCGATTGGATGCCGCCCCTAACTCCCGCGACGATCCAAACGGTCGAATGTTGGGAAAGCGGTCAGTGGGTGCAAACCAATGCTGACCCTTCGCCCTTTGGCGGCATCTGTCTGCCCCGCAGCGGTGCATGGCGCGTGGTGGCGAGCGTGGGTACTGGTCCTATTCCCCCGGCGGTCGCGCAGGCTGTCCAGCGGTTGGCCGCATACCTGACAGACGACGCGCAAGAGGTGCCATCGGGATCGGACCATGTGTCAATCAAGGTGGGCGAGGAAATGACAGAGATCGACCGCAACCCGGCATGGCTGGGCCGCGCGCTTCAACACTCTGGCGCGGCTGACCTGTTGCGCCCTTATCGGAGGGCCTGACATGGGCTTACTCGACCTATTCAAGCGGCGGGCCGAACCCGTCGAAGCGCGGTCCAGCGGATCGGGTTACACTGCCGAAATCATGGCCGCGCGTGAGGCGTATATCAGCGGGCGGCGCGGCATCGCGGAACTGACGGCGACCGTTCAAGCCGCTGTGACGCTCTGGGAAGGCGGTCTAGGGCTGGCAGACGTGGACGGCACCGACATGCTGGACAGGCGGTCACTGGCGCTCTGTGCGCGGTCACTGGCCTTGCGTGGCGAAGCCCTGTTCCTGATCCAAGATCGGCTGGTGCCATGTAGCGATTGGGAACTGCGCACCCGGAACGGGCGACCCACGGCTTACCGTGTCAGCGTATCCGAAGCGGGCGGCGGTCGAACCTTCACTGTCCTGGCCGCTGAGGTGCTGCACTTCCGCATCGGCGGCGACATGGGCGCGCCTTGGTATGGCTCTGCACCGCTACGGCGGGCGCAGCTTACGGCGGGCCTGCTGAACTCTGTCGAGACGGCGCTTGCCGAGATTTACGATACCGCCCCGCTGGGCAGCACGATCCTGCCCTATCCCGAAACGCCTGAGACGGACCTAGAGCAAATGTCGCGCGGCTTCCGGGGCCACCGGGGCCGCGTCATGGTGCGCGAGTCGGTGAACGTCGCGGCGGCGGGTGGACCTGCCCCGGCGCAGGATTGGAAGCCCCACGACCTGACGCCCGACCTATCCAAAGCGATGACGCGCGAGACACTGGCAGCGGCTAGGGACGCGATCAACGGGGTGTTCGGTATCCTGCCCGGTCTCAACTCGCCAGCGACGACAGGGCCGATGGTGCGGGAAGCCCAACGCCATCTGGCGCAGTGGGTGCTGCAACCCATCGCCGCGATGATTGCCGAGGAAGCAAGCGACAAGCTGGGCGGGCCGGTCGCGCTGGACGTGATGCGTCCGGTGCAAGCGTTCGACACCGCCGGACGGGCGCGGGCCATGGGTGCAATCATCCAAGCCTTGGCGATGGCGAAGGAATCCGGCGTCGATCCCGACATGGCGCTGAAACTGGTTAACTGGAATGGAGACGACTGATGCCTATCGTGGATGAGCTTATTTCAATTTTGGGGTTCGAGGTCAGAGGCGAGGCCGACGCCAAACGCTTTGAACAGCGGATGGACCGTATCCGCAATTCGATGGCGAACCTTGCCGTCGCCGCGACCCGGTGGGGAACCATAGCCGCCGGGGCGCTGGCGGCGGGTGCGAGTGTCGCGGGCCGTTCGATTGTGCAGACCAGCGCGCAATTCGAGGGCTTCCGCGTCCAGCTTGAAACCATCGAAGGATCGGCCACGGCGGCGCAGCGGTCGCTGGATTGGATCACAGAGTTTGGCAAGCGGACGCCTTACGAAGTGGACGGGATCACAGAGGCTTTCGTGCGCCTCAAGTCGCAGGGTATCGACCCTGTAGCGGATGAAGCGATGCGGACCCTAGGCGATGCGGCGTCAGCGATGAACGAACCGCTGATGCGCGCCGTCGAAGCCTTCACCGACGCCAGCACGTTCCAATTCGAGCGATTGAAGGCATTCGGCATCACGACGCAGCAAGCGGGCGAAGACGTGGTGTTCAGCTACACGAAGAACGGCAAAGAGCTACAAGAGGTTGTCCAGAAGAACGGCGAGCATATCAGGCGATTCCTACTCGATAACTTTGGCGAGCGGTTCACCGGGGCGATGGATAAGCAGTCGCGGACGTTCAACGGCATCGTGTCGAACTTGGCCGACATGTGGACCGACTTTCAGCTCAAGGTTGGCGAGGCGGGTTTCTTCGATACCGTCAAGGCGCAGCTCGAAAGCCTGCTAGGCTGGGTCAATCGGATGGATGAGAACGGCACCCTGGAACGATGGGCGAAGCGGTTTTCCGACGCCCTGACATTCGCCACCGGGATGGCATCGGATACTGTGCAGCGCATTGGCCGGCACATGACGACCCTGCGCGATATGTTCGCAAGCGATGCTTGGAAGCCGATCCTGCAAATGTTCGCGGGCCTGTTCATCGCATTGGGGATCAAGATGTTTCCCGTCATGGCTACGTTGGGCCTTATAGCGATGGCGATTGACGATATTCTGACGTGGAAATCAGGCGGCGACAGCGTGTTCGGCAGCTTCCTAGATTGGCTAGAGAGGTGGGCCGGGATCGACCTGACCGGCGCGAACGAGCAACTGGACGGGGCCGCGACAGCCGCCGACCGAATGGCCGGTGCGGTAGAACGCTTGCGGGACGCCCTGCGCGATGTGATGGGGTTTTTCAACGCCAACAACAACTGGACGCAGCGCCTAGACAGCCTGTTTGAAGGGATGACTGGCTTCGACCGATCGGTCATCCCCAACCTTGGGGTGTTTGGTGGTCGTGAGAGCGGTGGCAATAGCTTTGACCCCGAGGGCATCCGCAGCCGATTGAACCAACTACAGGCGCAGCGTTCGCTGGATCGCAACGCCGGGCGCAACCTTCCCGCTCTAGGCGTCGAGCTGACCGATCCCGTCAACATGATGCGACGAGGCGCGGCGGCGACGATCAACGACAGCTCCGACAAGTCGGTCAACGTCAACGCACCCGTGACCGTTAACCAAACGGTGACGCAAGCGACGGACGCCCCAAGGTCTGCGGCGGAGGCTACCGGACAGGCTGTGAGCCAATCGGTAGGACCGGCGGCGCGGGTGCAATCGGAGGGCGCGCGATGAAGGGCGTCCCACAGGTTCTAGACTTCGAGGTACTGAACGAAGATCCCAACGCGGAGGGCTTCCAAGCCCTTGCGCGGTTCCGGGCGCAGGTCGGTGCCGTGCGGGTGAAGGGGTGTGTTCTGGTGCGGCGGCATCGCCCGGAAAAGAGAAGCCACGGGCTTATCGTGCGCTTTCCATCCGGCGTCACGCTCGCCAGTGCGGCTAGGCGGAACTTAAAGAACGTCGCCAAAGAGCGTTACTACTCAGAACTATTTGCGCAGACGGACACCAGCGCCCCCGCCGTTTTCGGAGATGAACTGGACGCCAGCGGCTTCTAGAGCGGCTTGGATCGCAGCGACGGCATCGGCTGACGCTTGAACTGCCCCGGCACCCTCTGCCCGCTTAACGGTAGGTATGGATAGACTGGCCGCTTCCGCAACCTGTGCCTGCGTCCATCCTAGGAGTGAGCGCGCGGCGCGCAGTTGATTGCCTGTCATTGCCCCTTGATCCCTACGGATCATCCTGTATATTGATCCCTAGAGATCATAGACCAACTAGGAGAACACGGCAATGACCGATGCAACACCCACGGCGGTGAACGGGAAAAGTGCGCCCGATCCTTCCGAACTGCATACCAAAAGCATCTATCTGCACGGGTTGCTTTCTGTGCTTAACAACTTCGACCCGCACGATCTGGCTACCAGGAACGGACAGGCCGCGCTGATGTACGTCGCGGAACAGATGGCCGATGAACTGTCATGCGGATTGGAGGTCGTTCTTGATGTGTAGGGACAAAGTAGAGCGCGCCACCAATGACCTGTTGAACGTGCGGGCCACGCTGGACGCCTTATCGTTTGCCGTGCTGGCGCAAAGTGTCGCCGACGAACCGCTGGCGAGTAACGACAGGGACGCCATGATCGGGGCGGTCGAAGCGATGGGCTGGGCCGTGGATCGGATGGCGGAGGCAATAGACGGAGAGTAAGTGTTGACCCCTTAACGCTTTGCCGATACAACACCGTTAACTGATCAACGGTGTGTCGAGAATTACGATGAATATGGTAGAGCGGAAATTCTCACCGAGCGATATTGAGCGCTTTGCGAGTGTTGCACCCGCCACCCTACGTGGGTGGCGGCATCGTGGCATCCTAAAAGGCTTTGGCGAAGAGCAAGCCAACGGGAGATGGCTGTATTCAGGAACCGAAGTCCTGACGATGGCAATCGGACAGCACCTCATGGCGGCTGCTGTCGATCTTCAATACGGCCTATGGATCGGATGGACGGTTTCAATTGACGTATCTCGAACAGTTTCTGGCATTCGTGACGACGGTTATACGCCAAGGAAGCTTATGGCTTTCTGGACAACCGAGGCGGGCAATCCAAAGATCATTAATGAAGGCTGGCAGCTCCAATGGAAAGAATTGGATAACGTCGCAGCCTTTGAAGAAATCAATGCGTCGTCTTGCACCATTGTGAACATTCCTGTGCTGGCGAGCGCGATACCCACCGAATTTCAGAAGTATATGCGAGGCGACGAATGATGCCTGACCGCGCTTCCCTTTTGCCAGACTATACCACGCCTGCCGATCTGGCTGCGCATCTTGGTATGTCCGAGCGCAAGGTCAGCGACGAGGTTCGCGCGCTAGGCGCTTATGCAAAGTGCGGTAGGAAAGTCATCATGTGGCCTGACCATGTGGCAACCTTCATGGAGGCGATCCGATGCCCCTCAAGCTCCACCAGCGCAACAAGGTCTGGCACTACCGGGGCACCGTCGCCGGAAGGCTCATACGAGGATCTACGCGCACAGAGGACCGAAAGATCGCCCAAAGGATCGCGGCGGAAGTCGAAGCGCGCGCCTGGAAAGGTCATCTCGATGGACCGGAGGCAGGGGTGACGTTCGCACAAGCCGCCATCGCCTATCGTGCTGCTGAAAAGCCAACGCGCTTCCTTGATCGTATTGAAGATCATTGGAAGGACACGCTTCTGCGCAAAATCACGACCGGCGCTATTCGTCAGTCTGCGATCAACCTCTACCCCGACGCCAAGGCCGCGACCCGCAATCGACAGGTGATCGTGCCGACCCACGCCATCATCAACCACGCCGCCGATCTGGGCTGGTGTGCGCCAATGAAGGCCAAGCGGTTTCAGGAAGATCGTGTAGAGAAAAGGCCCGCGACGCTAGAATGGGTCAAGGCGTTCGCAGCACAGGCTGAGGCCGATGGTCTGCCCCATCTGGCAGCTCTGTGCCTGTTCATGTTCGGCACCGGCGCGCGACGTGGTGAAGCCTGTAGCCTGACATGGGGCGACGTTGACTTTGACGAACGCACCGCCGCGATCAACTCGACCAAGACCAAGATGCGCCGCACAGCACACCTACCGCGTGAGGTTGTCGTCGCACTGGCAAACGTTCCGTCGAACCGGAACCCCGGTGACACCGTGTTCGGCTATGCCAGCGGTGAGAGCGTCGGCCAAGTTTGGGGCAACGTCGCAGAACGCGCGGGCATCGAAGCCCTGACACCGCATTCCTGCCGCCACGGCTTCGCAACGACGATGCTGCACAACGGGATCGACGTGAAGACCGTAGCAGAACGCGGCGGCTGGAAAGAACCGGCAACGGTCCTCAAGCACTACGCACACGCCATGACCGACCGCACCGTGACGGACGTTCTTTTTGGCACAGAATTGGCACACGACGCCAATACCAACCTACTAACTGTCAGTAATGAAAGGAAAATTTCAAAATGA